CACATATTTAACAGAACTTGGCTTTAAATACTGGGAGCGTAAAGAAACAGGCACCAACAATGATGTCACAGTCTTGCACATTGCTGGGGGTCGTGCGTCTATGTCACGTTTCTTAGGTCAAATACGGCCAGAACGATTGTTACAAAAAGTTGACATAAACTCATTTGGTTCTATTGTTCGCCATGACTTTGTTGGGCAAGATTTTGAACATCCATTAGTGTTATCTGTGGAGTTTATAGGGGAGCAAGAAGTTGTGGCACTTGAGACTACCACTCAAACTTTTATCGCAGAAGGTCTTGCCTCACATAACTGCAAGTGGCTGTTAGAGCGGGGCATGTTTGTTACATCCACGACCATGGACAGGCTTGGCGATACCTCTATGGAAATTCAACGCGCTTGGCATAGAACCCCGGTAGTTGTCGGCATTGACCCTGCCCGTAAGATCGACTCTACTGTAGTAACAGTTGTCTGGGTTGATTGGGATCGCCCAGATGAGTTTGGCTACTTTGATCACAGAGTTCTTAACTGGTTAGAGCTGCAAGGGGATGACTGGGAAGACCAGTACTTCCAGATTGTAAAATTCTTGGAAAACTACAACGTAATGTATGTAGGGGTAGACGCCAACGGTGTGGGTGACGCAGTAGCTCAACGGCTAAAGCTTCTTCTTCCAAGAGCAGAGGTTTTTGCTGTAGGAAGCAGTCAACCTGAGCAATCTAAGCGCTGGAAGCACTTAAAGGCTTTAATGGACCGTGAGCTCATTAGCTGGCCCGCTCACGCTAAAACAAGAAAACTTCGTAGTTATCGTCGATTTAGGCAGCAACTTGAGGACTTAGAAACCAAGTTTACTGGCCCTAACTTTTTAGCTAAAGCTCCAGATGAAGCCCATGCCCACGATGACTTTGCAGACTCTTTGGCTATAGCGTGCTCTCTAACAATAGAGATGACTATGCCACAAATAGAAGTATCTTCTAGCCCGTTTTTCCGTTAAGACTTTAGGCTGACTATAGGTACTTTCTGTAGCACACTTTTACTGAGGTCCTCAACCTAATATAGGAGTAAATAAATGGCAATTGCACCAGATCCAAAGTTCCCAGAACGTCCAGGTACTGTCTACGACCGCAAGGTTTCACCAGCTTCACCAGGTCAGCGTGGCCCACTTCGTTTTGAAGAAGGTCTTGCAACAGACACAGACGTTCCACAGGAGTTCACAAAGGGCGCTATGCAGGGATACATGCCTGCAGCAGGTCGTCCAAATCGTAATCAGAATGTCTTTGAAAAGTTACCAGAAGAGACAATGCGTGAGCGTGCTCACGTAGGCTCTGCTGCATGGGTGGAAGCTCCAGATCATCTTCAGGAGTTTGCTGCTGGTGGTTTTGCAGACCACGGAGACAACCGCATTGAAGAGGCTTTCCGCAGCGGTGGTCCACAGAAGGCTGGCAATCCTGCAGTCGTTAACGACTAATAAACAAGTTTCTTAGCCCCCGTTTCTACGGCGAATACGTGGCGGGGGCAAGAATCTATCTAAGGATTATTAATGGCATTAATTACAGGTAAAGAAGTTAAAAAGGGTCCTAAGCAGATCCCAGCAAATCAAAAACTTTGGAACATGCTTACTACTCAAGCGCGCTCTAAATTTCGTACCTATCCTTCCCCAGCCGCCGCTCACTGGGTTCATTCTCGTTACGTGCAGCTTGGCGGTAAATTCGTTACTTCTGAAAAAGATGTAGATCCACGTTTTCGTGATTATGCGGCGGAAGAACAAAAGAAAAAAGAAGATCAACAAAAAAAGGTTGTTACTAAACCGGTAGGACAGAACCTCATTAGGGGCGAACGTTTCCGCTGAATGTCGTTTTGTACATAAGTCGACATTTATGTTAATATTGTCCAGAGTTGAAAGAGGTGAGCAGTGAGCGGTATGGATTTTTCTCCACCGAGTTATCGAGCTGCGTCTTCTGATTTAACCATTTCCATTTCCCCGCTGGGACTAGTAGAACTTGCAGATGAAGAGTTTGAAGTCCACGGCCCTCGTCTAAACCGCTACTCTCTTAACTGGGCTATGTACTTAGGACATCATTGGAGCTATCGCCGTCAAACAGGTGAAACCCAGCTAGTACTTAATTACTATCGAGCATTCAGCGACTTTATTATTAACTTTACTTTTGGTAAGGGTGTTAACTTCCGTAGCCCTAAAGAAACGGAAGCTATTGTTCCAGACCTACTTGAGCGTGTATGGGAAGTGGATAACAACAAGGCCACAGTTTTATGGGAAATTGGTCAGCAAGGAACTGTGTCAGGTGATTGCTTTATTAAAGTTGCTTATGAAGAGGCTTATGTAGACCCTGCTGGTCGCAAGCACCCTGGTCGCGTACGAATTCTTCCTCTTAACTCTAGCTTTGCTTTTCCAGAGTTTCACCCACACGACCGGGAACGCCTTGTACGGTTTAAGCTTAAGTACCGTTTTTGGGGTACTAGCCTAGAGGGCACGCGTCAAGTATTTACATACACAGAGATCCTCACAGACGACATTATTGAGGAGTACATCAATGATGAACTTATTGACTCGCGTCCCAACCCGCTTGGCACAATTCCAGTTATTCATATTCCGAATGTGCGTATCAGTGGTAGCCCTTGGGGTCTTTCTGATTGCAATGACATTATCAATATTAACCGCGCTTACAATGAAACTGCTACAGATATTGCTGACATTGTTAATTACCACGCGGCTCCGGTCACCGTCATCATCGGTGCTAAAGCTTCTCAGCTTGAAAAGGGCGCTAATAAAGTCTGGGGCGGGCTTCCAAAAGACGCACGAGTAGAGAACTTAGAGGGTGGCGCGCAGGGCTTAAAGGGTGCAATGGACTTCTTAGCTATGATGAAAAAGTCTATGCACGAAATGATAGGCGTCCCAGAGACCGCTCTTGGCCAAGCACAACCAATTTCTAACACTTCAGGCGTAGCTCTCAGCATTCAATTCCAGCCATTAATGAACCGTTACCATCAAAAGATTGTCCAATAGGCTCACGGCCTTGAGCGCGTTAATGAATTAATCCTTCTCAACCTTGCTCTAAAAGAGCCTGAGACTTTTATTTGGGACCCTAACTCAAGCACAGTTCCGTTAAAGCAAGGACAGGTAGATCGCTTAGATATAAACGATCCAATTACTTTCCGATCTTACGTTCACTTCCCACAGCCACTTCCTCTTGACAAGCTTATCGCTATCAACGAAGTTCAGTCCATGCTATCACTGGGTCTTGAGTCTAAAGAAGGCGCTCTGCGCATTTTGGGCGAAGAGTTCCCCATTGAAAAGCTTTCAGAGATCCGTCAAGAGCTTCAAGATGAAGCTATGGCTGATGGAGCGCTCAAGCTTATTCAAACACAGATCGAGCAAGACATTATGGCTCTTACTGGCTCAATGCCAGCACAAACAGGTCCTGGTGGTCCCTCTGCCCCAGGCGGCGCAGGTGCTCAAGCGCCAGCTGCTCCAACAGAGCCAGTATTACTAGACGATGCAACTATCGCCGCTCAAATGGGTGACGATAAAGTCCGTACTCGATTAGTAACGGAAGCCTACGGTACTAAACTGCCTCAACGCAGAGTTCCGCAGGACTACGAGAAATAAAGTAATTTATACAGACAATTAAGACATTTATTGTCAAAATAAATACTGTAAGACCACAGTTAGGTCATTTGAGCCCACATATCGGAAAACGACCCCTAGGATAAAAGGATAAACGCATGTCAGAAACTGCAGAAATGATGGCTGACGCTTTTGAAGCAGAAGCCAATACCGCTCCAGTAGTAAATGTGTCGGGCGTTGACGCGCCTACTGTTACATCTGGAAAGACCGAACCAACTCAGAAGTTTTATACCGAAGAGGATCTTGCAAAGGTTCGTTCACAAGAGAAAGAGAAGCTTTACCCTGAGATCGATAGATTAAAGGAAGAAGTTTCTATCCTCAAGAAGGATCGCGAAGAGAAAGCAGCTCGCAAAGCAGCCGAAGCGGAAGCTAAGGCGGCTGAAGAAAAAGCTCGTCTTGAAGAAGGCCTTGATGCTAAGGACTTTGCTAAGGCCACAGCTGATGAGTTGCGAGAGCAGTTGGCACGTGAGCGTCAAGAACGCGAAGCGGCCTTCGCTCTTCTGGAGCAGGAAAGAAAGTTTGCAGAACTACAAGCATACCGTCAACAAGCTGTTGAACAAAACCGCGACAATATCATCCCGCAACTTATTGATTACATTCAGGGAAATACCCCTGAAGAGATTAGTGAGAGCATTGCAGGATTGGTTGAGCGATCTAACAGTATTCTCGAATCTGCGCAGTCTGCTATTCAGCAGCAACGTAGAGATATGCCGGGAGTAAGGGCAACCTTGCCGGGCGTTGGACCATTGGAAACTAATTCGGAATCACGTCAGTTTACTGCCGCAGATATTGCGTCAATGCCGATGAATGAATACGCAAAAGTCCGCACTCAGATCTTGAGCAATCGCGCTCAAGGTAAGACCAGCGGAATCTTGGGCTAACACTTAATCTATTAAAAACTACTATCAAGGAGTTAAAGCCAAATGGCATCAGGTATTACAGGTACAGGCAATCTTGCCGCAGCACCAACAGCGTACTCAGGTACCAACACCCAGCTAACTCAAGCGATTCAAACAATCTGGTCCAAGGAAATCTTGTTCCAGGCTATGCCTATCCTTCGCTTTGAGCAGTTTGCAGTCAAGAAGACTGAACTCGGTGTTGCACCTGGTCTACAGATCAACTTCATGCGTTACAACAACCTCGGATTCGCTTCACCTCTCGTTGAAGGTGTCCGCATGCAGACTAACGCTCTCACAGCACAGCAGTTCTCAATCACAGTAACAGAGCATGGTTATGCTCTTGCTGTTTCTGAGCTCTTGCTCAATGCTTCATTTGATGACGTTATGGCTTCAGCCTCACGTCTTCTCGGTCGTAACATGGCTATCTACCTAGATCAGCTCTCACGCGACACACTCTACGCAGCTTCTTCAACCCTTTACGGTGAAGATCGCTCATCAGTCTCATCAGCTGTTAACAACTGGTACGGATACGGAACTTTTGCGGCAAACCGCGCAGCAATGACAGGTTCTGCTTACCTCACACCACACGTTATCAAGGACACAGTTGAGACCTTGGCAACAAAGAACATCCCTCGCCTTGGTGAAACCTATGTTTGCTTTGTTCACCCACACCAGAGCCGTACACTTCGTGACAACCCTGAGTTCATCGAAGTCACAAAGTACGCAGCTCCAGGTAACTTCATGCTCGGTGAAATCGGTCGTCTCTATGACGTAGTATTCATCGAAACCACACAGATCCTTAAGGTTGTTGGTGGCGCTGGCTCTAGCTACACAACTGATACAGCTGTTGCTAACCCAACAGTAACACCTGGTGGAGGATACACAACTCCTGCTACATACACAGGTAATGGTGGATCAGATCGTTATTCAGCAATTATGATTGGTGATAACGCATTCGGTCACGCTATCTCACTCCCAGTTGAACTCCGCGATGGCGGTATTCTTGACTTCGGTCGTGAGCACGCACTTGCTTGGTACTCAATCTTCGGTCTTGGTCTAATCACAGATCAGAGCGTAGTTTTGATCGAAACAAACTAAAACTAAATAGCTTAAAGTGGGGGGTTTCGGCCCCCCACCATTTTAACCGAGATACTAATTAGGAGAATACAATGGCTAAAACAAAGCCCACTGATGTAACCGGCCGTGTTCGTGAGCAGCTTGCTGAACAAGCAATGGTAGCTCAAAACGACCGTGCAGCTGAAATGTCTATGGCAACAGCACAGGCTCAGGTTAAACTTGAGACTGAAGTTATTGATGCTACAAAACCTTCTCGTCAAACAGTTATTGTTGATGACCCCGTTACGCTAGGAAACACTGATGACTCTTCAGTTGAAATCCGTGTAGTGCAGGACCTAGAGAATATGACCCTGGGTAAAGGTAATAACTACAGCTTTAAAGCTGGAGTTAAGTACAAAGTAACAAAGCAAGTAGCACAGCACCTTAAGGAAAAAGGCTATCTAGCTGGCGTTATCTAAGACATACTTAGCGAAGTGGGCGCCTCTTATTTGGGGCGCTCTTTTCGTATGTAGAGATTTTTTGTCAGTTGTACGACATTATTGGTTCTAACGAGTGTAGGGAGTTTTTGTGGCTTTATTATCTGACATACTCTCTCGGGTCCGGTTAGACCTTGGAGACATTCAGAAGAACTTTACCTTCACCGCAACTGGCGATGGCGTAACAACTATCTTTCCTACGGGAATTAAACCTATTGAAGTTGTAAACCTTACAGTCACTGAAAACGGCAACCCTATCGGCTACCCTTACGGCTATACAGTTGAGCAGGACACGGGCATCATTACCTTTGCCAACGCCCCTGCAGCAAACGCCACAATCCTTATTCAGGGCGTACAGGATCGATACTTCTTAGACTCAGAGCTTTGCGTCTTCATTAACGACGCTGTTACTGAGCATACCTTTAACCGAGTTGATTCTTACGGCACTCAGGTTACCCTAGCAAGCATTGCCCCGGTTGAAACTTACCCTATTGCAATTTTGGCAACCATTGAGGCGCTTTGGGCACTAGCTACAGATGCAGCCTTTGATATCAACATTACCGCCCCTGATGGGGTCATGATACCCCGCGCTCAACGTTACCAACAGCTCTCAAGCATTATTCAACAGCGTTGGGAACAGTACAAAACCCTATGCGCTCAGCTTAACGTGGGTCTGTGGAAGATTGAAATGGGTACACTAATCCGCACGTCTCGTACCACTAACAAATACGTCCCAATTTATGTGGGTCAAGAGATTGATGATTCCCGTCAGCCTGAGAGAGTTTATATTGCTAACAATCTTACTGGCCGTAGTCCTATGCCAACTAACGCGCAGAATTACGATATTATTCTTTACCAGGGCAATAACTTTTCTGTTGAGTTTGACTTTCCATTTGACGCCTCGCTTTATGCCTGGGCTGCTCAGATCAGAACCTATCCTAACTCCCCGTCTTTATACGCAAACTTTGGTATAACAGTGACCTCTTATTCGTCAACGCTTAGCAAGGTAGTTCTTACATTACAGCCTAAGGACACAGAGTATCTACCTACCCGCGCTTTTTGGGATCTAACCGCCACATTAAAGACAGACGATACTCAGGTTACAACTTACGTTAAAGGACAAGTATTTACGACTCAGGCTGTAAGCCTTGACGTCGGCACCTACGGAAGTTGGTAGACCTTGAATACTTGTAATACCTGCGGCAACTGGCCGTGCACTTGCCCAATTATAGTAGTTCCGCAACCTCCTGTAGCTATTACAGTTGTGCCACAAAATACTGGCTATGGAGCTCAAGGTGTGCAGGGTATTCAAGGACCTGCTGGATCAGGTAGTGGTGGTTCACAGGGAACAGGTGCGCAAGGCGCAACGGGCCTTCAAGGCACACAAGGTATACAGGGCGCTTACGGAGTACAAGGACACATTGGACAAACAGGTGTTCAAGGTTTTACAGGTACACAAGGGCATCTTGGTATTCAAGGTTCTGCTGGATACATCGGTGAAGATGGTCTCCAAGGTACACAAGGTGTACAAGGTCTTGCTGGTCAATTTGCCGGTCAAGGTGTTCAAGGTATACAAGGTCAAACTGGTTTACAAGGGGCTACTGGTTTACAAGGTAGCTTAGGTTTACAAGGATTAATTGGTTTACAAGGAGTACTTGGCACTCAAGGTATACAGGGCGTACAAGGACACTACGGTAATCAAGGAACGACTGGTACTCAAGGTTTTGTTGGTGCTCAAGGTGTACAAGGCTCGCAAGGTTTACAAGGCTTACAAGGTAACCAAGGAACACAAGGTCTATTAGGTTTTCAAGGAACACAAGGTGTTCAAGGTGTACAAGGTGTACAAGGATCTCAAGGTACGCAAGGTGTTCAAGGACATTATGGTAACCAAGGAACTATTGGTGCGCAAGGCGTTCAAGGTGTACAAGGTATCCAAGGAACGCAAGGATCAATTGGTACGCAAGGAATACAAGGCATTCAAGGACTGCAAGGTCTTATTGGTCTACAAGGATTTTCTGGGCTACAAGGCTTTATTGGGTTTCAAGGATCTGCAGGATCACAGGGCTTGCAGGGACTTATTGGTCTACAAGGTCTCAACGGTATCCAAGGATTTACTGGAATTCAAGGAACTACGGGATTTGGTGCTCAAGGAACTATAGGAGCTCAAGGTCTACAAGGTATTCAAGGCTTTGGATACGCACAACTACAAGGTGTTCAAGGCGTAACTGGTAGTCAAGGCATTATATCTGGAAGCATGGCTCCAGCAAATACGGGTGTTCTGTGGTTAGACACCTCTGTAGGAGGAATTGTTGGAACACAGAAACTTACGTTCTTAATTGGGGATGGCACCAATACTTCTTACACCGTTACTCACAATTTGGGCACTAGAGACGTTGAAGTAACGGTTTATGACCAGACTACTTATACTGTTATTTCCCCTTCTTCCTTGGTCTATACCACAATAAATACGGTTACTTTGACCTTTGCCTCCCTACCAGCCACCAATAACTACAGAGTTGTGGTTATCGGTTAATGGGTATTTTATTTAGCCACACAAAAGAGCTTTTAGCATTTACTATTAACACTGCTGCCTATAAAGGAGAAACATGTCCCAACTAAAGTATTATGACACCGGTTCGGGTCAATGGATTGCCGCTATTGTTGGTGCGCAAGGTGCGCAAGGTACAACGGGTAATACCGGCTCTCAAGGTACTCAAGGCGTTCAAGGTGTTCAGGGAACGCAAGGTGTGCAGGGAACCACCGGTATCCAAGGCACGCAAGGAACACAAGGAACTCAAGGCGTACAGGGTACGCAGGGCATCCAAGGCAATCAGGGTACGCAAGGTACTCAAGGTGTACAAGGTACACAGGGAATTCAAGGCGTTCAGGGTACGCAGGGCACACAAGGCGTACAAGGCACGCAGGGCGTACAGGGCGTACAAGGTAATCAGGGAACTCAAGGAGTTCAGGGCGTTCAAGGAACGCAAGGTATCCAAGGAACTATTGGTCAAACTGGTTCACAGGGAACACAAGGTGTTCAAGGCCTTCAAGGTGTACAAGGAACTCAAGGGTTACAAGGTGTTCAGGGAACACAAGGAGTTCAGGGAACACAGGGAACACAGGGAACACAAGGTGTTCAAGGCACAACAGGTATTCAAGGAACACAAGGCACCCAAGGAACACAAGGTGTTCAGGGTACTCAAGGAATCCAGGGCATAACTGGTTCAC